TTATCAGGCCAGATAATAACTTCTTTGCCCTGTAGCGGAGAGAAATCAAACTTGTGCTTTGTTTTGGGCGATAGCATGCCTGACCCGCCGATTGTGCATGTTGTTGTGTAACCTAGCTTTGTAAGTTCATCTGCGCACTTTTCACCTTCTACCCAAATAACGCGATCTGATTGCGCGATGTGTGGTAGATTATAAAGAGGGCGCGTTTCAGGCAGACGAGGAAACTGTCGAAATTCTTTTTTAGCTGCTCCGTCACTATCCCGAACAATTTCTCCGGTTTGATCTCTTTCTAGGTATCTTCTGACTGCTACAATGACTTCGCCATCTTCTGAGAGGTACAGATATTCGCCATCGTGTGGTGTATTGATGTCTATTACCCGGCGATACTTAATTTGTTCGGGTTGTACAGGATTTTGTACCGGGGATTGTACTGGGGGAGGTGAAGACATGTTCGGGTTAATTGGATTCATTGGCGGCTCTGGACGGCTCTGCTGCAAGAATGAAGAAAAATGTTCGGCTACATCTTTCATCTTCCAATTATAAGCTGCCATTAGGATTTTAGAGATGCCACCGATACCCTCGCCAGTATTAAAATCCATACCGCGCATGAAATTTGGACTCACTGGATCAATGTCGATCTTAAGTGATTGCCCCGCTTCGCCAGCCAATGAGCCTAGATAGAACTCATTTCTAACAACTCTCCCGTTTGGAAATGCGCGTTTAAGAGATTCAATCTGAACATATGACGGAACTTTTTCCGTAATTTCTGAGACTAAATCTCTTTGATTACTACCATATCCTGTATTGCCAACTACCCTTAATGACATTATATTGTCCTCATACCCATAAAACACTTCTTGACGGGGCTAGTTCTAGGACTGGCCCCTTCTTTTTATTCATCTTTCCAGCAAGTCTCCCGATACTCACAAAACTTGCAAAGAAAGAAGTCTTTGCTTTGTGCGACTCTTGGCAAGATGTCACCTGCCTTTGAAGCCGTCAAGATGTTTACGGCCTTGTCGCTTGCGATCTGAGCCAATTCGCGATTGTACGGCACTAATTCATAATACACTTCTGATGTATTTTTATTCACCACAGTAAACAGCGCAGGGTTCTCACTTAACTCCATATATGTCTGGTAAAGTGCGATCTGCGTTGCGTAAGTTGGATTTGCTTTTGTTACGCCCATACGAACAAATGCTTGAAACTTTTTGTCGTTAGCTGATTTGTTTTCCCATAGCGCAGGATAGTCCATTGCTACGGGACCGCCGCATATTACACCGTCGATGTGACCTTTTATTTGATCGTCCGCGATAGAGAAGCCAAACTGTTCGCCGTTTTTATCTTCTGTACGCAAATCAAATCCTGCATCTCTAAGCCATTTTGCTGCGTAGTCTTCGATTTCATGACCAAACTGAAAAATGCGTAATGTTTGTGCGCTAAACTCTGACCCCTCATCTTGAGGGTAATTCATAAAACGGTACTGTATCTTTCGGCTGCATTCATCACCGATACTAGATGCGCCAAGATACTTTCTGCGCTCACGCTTTTGCTCATTGCGCAAGATTGCTTCGTCTACTGCTGCCTTAATTGCTTCTGCTGTAGGATCAGAAGGGGATGCTTGTAGATGGGAAAGTGCCTGTTGACTTAAAGTATTTTTCCTCAAGGCTTCCAACGCTTATCTCCTCTGATAGTGGCTTTGCTTCTTGTAGCGCAAAAATTAAAACATGTACTTGATCTTCTGACAGGTCACAAAACCTAGTCTCCCAACCAAACTTTTCTAATATATAGGCCAATTCTTCTATTGGCTTTGGTGCCGATGGTATACTCAATGTATTGTCTCCTGCTCTGGACCGTCGATAAGTAAATCCATTATTGTGTTTATTTCCTCTGATGGAAGGGATGTGTTTTTGTAACTCATTACTAAAACGGTACTTTCGTTTATAATGATGTCGGCTGACCCGAACAAAACTTCGCCTTCTATACTTTCCTCGAATTCCTCGTGAACAATTTCGTTTACTGTTTCTGTGATTTCTTTAATGTCGCGAGGATCTTTACAGTAGCACATATATTCACGGTCTTCGGTGTATAGTTCGTTATTGTCGTTTCGTTTTGCTATTGATAAAATGAGTTCAAATCGGGCCATCTTTCTGATCCTCTCCGTTGTTATGTTTTAACCATAACGCCAAATCAGCGAGAAGATACTTAAATTCTGATGGATGTATTTTGGCAACCAGTTCGCCATCATACCAAACCTTGAGTCCGTCATCATAAACAGCCCATCGTGTCTTTACGTCTTTCATTAGTTCTTTGGCCCTTCATATCCTGCTACAACAAACGTTTTTAATTCATCATCCCAAGTGTAGTTGATCACTCCATAAAGTTTTTCTACGTCTTCATCTTTTACCCAAAATGGTATTCTTGGTTTGGGATGATTAGCCATCATCTTGTTCATTTCTTCCACTGTGATTTTAGAGGTGTTTTTTTTACTCATAAATATTTCTCCACTGCATATTCGATTGTGCCTCGGTTCCACATGAAACTAAGCATGCAAGCTGCTTTGTATTTTGTCCAAGATAAATCCATTGGTCGAACCTCAACACCTTGTGCTAACAGATGTTCGACTTGTTTAGGGGTTGCCCTTTGGCTTAACCACCGCTTGGTTTTGTTTGCTGCATTTGTGTCTTCGATCTCACGCAGGAAGTCATCGGCTGCTGCCATTGCCTGCACTTTTTGACCAACAGAAAGAACTTTCAGCTTACCCTTTGATCTCTTGCCGAATGAGATTGATAGATTTGATGTGTTTGCAACTCCGACAAATCCCTCGAATCCCATAGCTACCATAAGGCAACCATCGCCAAATAAGTCCATCCACAAAAACGGCGACATTTGCATCAAGTCGTACTCCGTCATTGTAAACCGAACAAGTTCTTCTTTTTCTTCTGATTCCGATACAATTTCTGTACCGCAGATAGGGCAAACCTGTGCGCTCATTGGGATTTCGCTTTCGCACTCGGCACAAATCTTTGTGGGTGCTTCGCCCTTTTCGCGATCATCTAAGTTCACTGCGTCTTCAAGTGAGCCGTGCGTTAGAACGCTTGTGCCAAAGTCGAGAACAATGCAATCTGCCTTTATAACGTCAGGAAACTCTTCTGGATCGACTGTGCGTAGTCCACGCCCAATCATCTGAACCATTGTGCCTTTCTGCGAACAGGGGCGCGTGAGAACCACACAGGACACCGGAGGAGCGTCGAAACCTTCTGTTAGCACTGCCACGTTCACCACGACCTGTACGTCACCGTGCGCTAGGTCATGTAGAATCTGTGCGCGTTCTGGCTTTGGCGTTTCGCCTGTCACTAACTCTGCGTTTACATCGCAATCTAAAAACGTATTGGTCAGGTCTTCTGCGTGTTTGATTGTGCTGCAGAACACAACAGTCTTTCGATCTGATGCATATTTAAACCATTCTTCAACAACTTTGTTATTGATAACCCTGCGATTCATAATCGCCTCAACTTCATCCATGTCAAAGTCGTTGCCTTTACGTTTGACATTATTCAGTTGGTCGCGAACTCCACAATCGACCACGTAAGTTTTAGGTGGTACGAGAAAGCCTTCTCGAATTAGAGTTGTAATTTCGATTTGATGAGAGCAATTGTTGAATACTTTGCGCAATCCTTTGCCATCACCACGATTAGGTGTTGCTGTAAAACCTACAATCTCAACATTAGGATTGTCTTCTTTAACAGCCTTGATAACCCGAACATATGTGTCTGCTGCTGCGTGATGGCTTTCATCAATAACAACCATGTCAAACGCAGGACGCTTCGCCATGTTTTTCTCGCGTGAAATGGTTTGCACCATAGAAAAAACAGCATCGCCATCCCAATGCTTGACTGTGCCATTCACAATGCTTGTCGTTATATATGGGTTAATTTTTTCAAACTTGGATTTGTTTTGGGCAACCAACTCATCACGGTGCTGCATGACAAGAACTTTCTTGCCTGTCCTGTGACGCTTACCTACGAGCGCAGATAGCATGATGGTTTTGCCTGCGCCTGTGGGTGCGACTACAATAGTATTTCTGTGCTTGTCGAGTGCTTCACACGCAGCATCAACAGCGACCTCTTGATAGGGGCGCAGTAACATGTTGGGAACTCCATTAATCTAGAAAGAGGGGGAGTATTTGGCCCACGGCTCCCCGTCCGTGGTCTAGCAGGTTCGGAGTAACCTGTGCCGCTAGATATTACCGATTAGCCCAACTTGGTACTGCACCACCCATTGCCTGTTGTTGAGGCTGTTGCGTTGGCGCTTGCAATGCCGCCGCTGGTGTTTGCATAACTGGCGCTTGACCAGTTGGGATAAAATCCTTTTGATTCGGCGTCAACGCTGCTGTTAGCTTGTTGCTATCAGAGTAGCCTTGATTGCCTTTCTTGATGCCTACTTTAGCGCAAATCTCCATTCCGTTCAAGTCCATGACACCTGAGATATTACGACGCTGCTGCGCCTCTGGTGACATGTCGGTTGGATCAAGGCTATTTGCACTTTCGATAATTTGACGCAATGTTTGCAAACCAATCTCCTTGGCTTGCGGGATACCGCTCTGACCCATTTTATCGCCATCGACAAAGATGCGATCCCAGAACTTACGGCGATCATGTTCACCGCCCACGATTGTAAACTCTAGCTCCATCCACTTCGCCTTTGACGATTGTGATTGTTTAAACCACCGTCCTGATCCGAACTCTGGAATTTCGATGTCGCCCATTTTAACGACGATTACGGCACGGCAAACTGTACCTGCAGGAATTAAAGTGCGCTCCATTTGTGGCGCATTTGACACGGGTGCATTATTTAAATTAAGCATTTGCGACTTCTCCTTCGCTAGAATTTTGAGCGTTCGGGTTAACAAAATCCAATGGACGCTCTGATTGCAATGGGCCTACTGACATCTTCGCCATTAGTTTACCCAGATGTGGTTCTTCCAATGTGTCGAGCCTACCAGACCGATCTTTTGCTGGATAGCCCCATTCATTGAGGGCACCGCAGACGAAGGCACGATAGGGGCCGTTATCCCCCGCCATGACCGCCATCGTGATCACTTCGTCTACGATTCCCGGCAATTCGCGCCCAGTCTTACTGCCTTCGATCTGTAGCGCGTATTGCTTTCTGCCATAATCATCGGTAACTTCGTCTAGGATGCCGACGAAAATGACATTCTTTTCGCGAATATGCTGCAAGTGTGTAAGCCATGCCATCATTTCGCGACCGTGCATGCCGTAGGCCGCACGAGTGTCCAACTTGCCAGTCCTATCGGATCGTGCTTCTGGCTGTTGTTGGCACCACTGAAAACATAGGCGACCTGCGACTGTGATTGAGTCAACAAAGATCGTGCTAAACTTTGACATAATCTCTTGAGGGTCGCCATATGTTTGCACAACGTAATCGTAATGTGCTTGGCTATATGGCTGATCCTCTGACAATGATGGGTTTGGCCCACCAATGTAGCATGCAAAGTCACGGCACTCTGCCCATGTTTGAGGACGGATAACGTCGATGGGGTATCCTTCGATAGCCGCATCACCCGCTTCTAAGTCCATAAAGAGTGTAGTGTTAGGCTCTAGTGTACGAGCCAGTGTTGTTTTGCCGACACCACTTGCACCACATACGACGATCTTATGACCGCGCTTTTCTGCAAGACGTTGTTCGGCTGTGATAATTTGCAAACCCATTATTCCACCTCTTCGATTGAGAAACCACCAACCTCTACCGTGCGGCAAGGCTCCAATACTTCTTTGATTGCAGGTGGCGCTGTTGTGTATTTACGCTCATCAACCGCAAGTGTTAGCTTGCCGTAATGTCGAGCGTCTTCTTCTGGCATCGCCTCAAGGGCGAGCCCAAGTTCGTTTTGATCCCACGTTACCTTTTTGCGAACAATAGCCTTTAGCTTTTTGTTTCCGGCAACGATATATGTGGTGCCAAAGTCTTTACCATCAGCGCGTAATGCGTCACGCGCTACAGATAACCACATATCTGAGATTTGATCTTCGATGTCTTTAAGTTCAGTTTTCAAGTCTGAGAGAATAAACTTTAACTCTTCTCGACGTTGAAACAGTTCACTACTGTTCATGTCATGCTCCGTATAAATTTTCTAGAGCCTTATACTTAGAAAAGTATGGGATTC